CAAGGATATTCAGCAGGCTAATCAACTGCTATTAAATTACAAGGGAGTGCTTTAATTCTATTAAAAGCAGGGCTGTAGGGTGGATATTTCTCGTCCTACAGTCCATCTTTCCTACAATTATGAATATACAGAACATCCTCCGTGAGCTTAGTAATGAACTAAAAGGGCATAATGCATTAATACAGATACAAGTAGATGGGCAATACGTCATCAAGCATATTGGTGATGTCAACAAATTGGTCGATAATCCTACTCTGGTTGCATACAAGGAGGATCGTTCTTTCCTCGACTGGATGGAAGGTGAGATTGATAAGGAAACATATACAGCTGGGACGATTGCGAATCATAAGGCAGCATTAGCGGTTCTAAGACGATTTAAGGAAGATATGACCTTTACGCAGGTTGATTACAAATGTATATGCGATTTCGAGAACTTCCTAAAGAATGCTGGATATGCGATTAACACCATTGCAAAGTTTATGAAGATTTTTCGTCGATTCGTCAATCTCGCTATCGATGAGGAACTGATGACAGTCTATCCCTTTCGCAAGTATCATATCAAGACGGAGAATGTACAGAAGCAATCGCTGACAGAGAGAGAACTGAGACGGATTGAGGAGAAGGAGGTAAAAGAAGACTTGACAGAAGAGGAGAGAAAGGTGATTAAAGGTTTTCTATTCAGCGTCTATTCTGGTCTTCGATTCTCGGATATTATACAGGTAAGCAAGCAGCACGTCAAGAATATATATCGGAACAAGTGGGTTATAATGCGTATGCAGAAGACTGACCACGAGGTGAGAATACCTATCTCTAAGATGTTTGGAGGAAAGGCTGCTACGCTGGTGCAAGAGAACAAGACAACTACAGGTAAACTCTTTCAACTACCTTGTAACGCACGCTGTAACCTGGTACTGAAGCGTGTGCTTAAGCGATTCAATATACATAGGCACATTACTTTTCATTGTGCCAGGCATACGTGCGCTACTGTGCTGCTGAGTAAAGGTGTGAGCTTACCTATTATACAACACATATTAGGTCATCAGAGTATCAAGACAACGCAGGTGTATTCAGCGGTGAAAGATACAACTATTAACAAGGAGATACGAAGAGCGTTTAGGTAAAGGTTCCATCGGGACTATGTTCAAGAATAACTCCAAGATTAAAGACTTCTCTTCTTTCAGCTTCTTCACGAAGATAAAAGAAAATGTATCTTTTGACAATTGTAAGAATCTTGTAAGGATTGTGCTTCCTCAAGATTGCACATTACAGCAAGTTATGTTCTCAAATTGTATCCATCTTAAAGAGGTTATATTTCCTGTAAAAATGAAATCCTCACCTTATTTATATGAGACCTTCAGCAACTGTATATTGCTTAAAGTCCTTGATTTCCCTGAGACATATACAGGCATCATAGAATCATCTACGTTTAGAAATGTAACTGCGATACTTATTTTTCGATCTAAAAAGGTTGTTGATTTTAGAAAATTATATGGGTGGGATTTCTACTACAATGGTAACGCAATCTATGTCCCTGATGATTTGGTCGAAGAATATAAACATGCCTATGGATGGAAGGATAAAGCTGATTGCATTAAGCCCTTGAGCGAGTATCATTCGTGATACTCGCTAAGCGGATAGATATATTCTGCTATGTCTGAGAATGACGTACTTGTCTTGTATAGATTAACGCTCTCGTCTGGCACAAAGATTCTTGAGCCTGTTCTATCACCCCATCCATACGAAGCTATCATTCCTTGTTTAGGGGGATTCTTACTTTCGATGATAAAATTCTTAAAAGAGAGTCCCCATAATAAGGAACTCTGCTGAACCATATTTTCAACTATAATAGTATCTATCGATGACCCAAAGAAACAAGTATCATACCTTGACACTGATGGTGGGCATATTAATTTCTTAAGGTGTACTATATAACGAAAGTTCACTTGATTAATAGAACGGAGGTTTTTAAACATAGAGAGGTTTAATATGCCATCCTTCCTATCTAAGCCTTGGAAGATAGTCCCGATGGAACTAACAGCTGTGGCTTCTTCCATACTTAGCTCACCGTCACCGTCCTTATCCCAGTTTTCCACGCAAATGCGCTTCACCTCTGGGTCCTCGAAGCGAATCCACCACTTAGCGATGTTCAATTTAAGTTTTGGGTAATGAGTCATCAACGCATCGTAGGTGTCACGATACGCACCAGTGGTGAGGTTGATTGTACCGTCAAGTACAGGATAAGGGTCATTGCCGTACTGACCTTCTGCATCGATTCCTTGATATGTGCCGTCTACCAGCTGGGAAAGTTTATCGAATGCTCGACCGTCCGTGAACGTTTCATTGAAACCGACACAGCGAACGTAACGCAGAGCGTGAGGCACTTGCCCTACCTGTGCATCCATTATTCCAATGAGCATCTTAATCGGCTGGAGATTGTCACAACCACTAACGAAGTAACTCATTACGTTAGGGGCACACGCTTCTGTATTACACTTTTCATTCGTGAGTTTGTCGAGGTTTTTCAACTCAACGTATGACGTAGTAGCTGGGTAGTCGACCTCCTCGAGTGCACCACCATCCGCAAAGTGCGCTTCGGTGAGTGATGAGCCACCAGCGAGGAACTTGCGCAATCGGTAGTTAGCACGCATATCGAGTGAACCTCCGAGCGTAGAGATGTTCTGTACATCAATCTCCTCTAAAGAGGTCGTGTTACCAAGCGTAAGCGAAGAGATAAGTATCTTCACCTTCTGCTCGTTCTCATCACCAAGTTTCAGACGCTTCAATCGCTTACCGATAATAGAGAGTGCACCGTTTATTACATACGAACTCCAATCTCCAATATCGAGCAGGTAGTCAGCTGACTTGACAGAGAGCTGCTGGTCGGACGTGCCGTTAATATCGACTATAATCTCACATGCCTTACCAGCGTCCGTGCGAGCACCACGCATAATCGTGGTACCGTACGCAATAGTAGGGTACAATTTCATTGCTGGTGTCAGACGGAGAACGATTGAGTTAGTCGTTGCGTCCGCCTGTGCAGAGGTACGAACAGTAATCGCACCTTCAGCAGTCTTTGCATCGTAATCTCCGAAGGAATACTTAGACATAAGATATTGGATGCGCTTCTTGACCCAAGCTACCTCAGGTGATTGACCATCACCAAGCGACTGACCCAGTGGGTCTGTGTCGTTCGTATAAGTACCTTGCAGCATGGCAAGTTTCATCTTTTCGTAGAGTTTTCCATCCTCATTGTAGAGCATAGATGAGAATTTATCAATCACAGAAAAATAGTACTTGGCAAAGAACGCAAATAGTTTCTGCTGGTGTGAACCCTTCTGTAATCCACCCAATTCTTCCATCTTCGCAAGCATACGACGCATCATCTGCGCACGTTCCTCGGGGTACGCTTGTTCCATCAAGTTCCATAGTACGGATTTCTCACCGTTCCATACAGGCGTACCGTCCTCGTAGGTGTCATGATACTCTACCGAGTAAGGCTTTTTCATCAATCCTTGGTTAATGACTGTGAAGATAGTATCCAAGTCATCCTGACGAAATTTCCATTTACTTTTTGCCATATCTATTCTTTGTTAAAGTTATACGGATAAGTATTCTTTGCACAGTTATCCGTTGCTGCTATTGTTTCTACGTATAGTTGATGAAAAAGAAGGTCCATGATGTCCCAGTCCTGTGGCTGCTCAGCACGGAATTTCTGAATACGTGCTGCCTTGAATAACTCATTGAGTTTAGACGCATCACTAACCGAGTGGAACACTGTCTCAGTCAATCCGTACTTATCACCGACTAACTGCTGTCGAAGATTAACCACCGACACACCGCTATCGAGTGTTGAAGGGCAGAACCGCTTATACAAGCTATCGTAATAGTATAGGTTGTATTGATTAGGGTCACCAGCCTTCGCAATCCAATACTCGATATGTGTTGAATGAGGGTCAGCGTTCAGTTCCTCAAGTGTACCGTTAAAAGGCTCAATAAACGTATTGCACGAATATACAATGTTATAAGCTGTGATATACGACTCTACGAGTTGCTCTGCTCGCTGGCGTGTCTCATTGTCTGCTGTAGTCTTATCATCCGCAGGGAGGTCGGCATAGTCTAAGTCCCAGCAGTTCTCCCAAGAGAGTTCAGATACTTGGTACTGATACGCTTCCTCCTCCGCATTGTAGCGAATGCGTCGTTTATCCCAAGGCACTTGATACAAGGTAAGGCGTGGAGAGTTATCAGAGCCTTCGATAGATATGAGGTCGGGGAACAAGTCCTTATCATAACCAAAAGTAGCAGCATCCCCCTTGTCTGGGCCTACTGTAAACAGACCGACGAACTTGTATGTCACAGTACCGTCTTCCGCTGTCTGTTTCTCAAATCCAACGAATGTCTCTTGGTAAATAGACACTCGTGCTTCGCTATCCTGCTCGATACCCTCGTTTGTCAATCCTACCGCCTTCCATAGGTCTGTATATGAGTTCACAGAACCTAACTTGTGGTATTGCATAGAAGAAGCGATATTCTTCTTCGCTGTCAGCTTGGAAATCTTCGGTAAGTTCTTGAAGAGTTCAAATTTCTTCTGTGCTGTCTGACCATCCTCATATACGATAGTAGTGTCCTTGGCTACTTTCGCCTTCCAATTCCAAAGGTAGTAGAGCATAGATGATGTACCTTGACCTTGCAATTGAAGATTGGTAATCGTCAATCGGTTGAGATTCGTATTGCCGTCCTTAGGGTAAATCTCCAGCGTACCCTTAGGACGATAAGACTTACCATATTCATAAGCCGGCAATGGCTTATCGAAGGTAAAGACGTTCACCTTTCCACGCACCTTGTCAAAGTCGACAGTGGTACCGAGGGTATCGTAGATGTCATTGTCTAACTTTTCTGCACTCTTCTCACCCACAGTTGCAAGTGCATTGATATAATCTTGATGCACGTTGGCAGCGTCCATTGCGCTGTCATATATACGAATGGAGTACAAATCGACGTCAGCCTTATCCGAGCCTATAACGATACCACCACCTGAACCTATCTGCATAGAGTCGGTAAGCAAGTAGGCGAACTTACGAGCCTCGATGCCGTCAATGTAGAGGTAAACGAGGTTAAGGTAATAGGTGTTACCATTCAATACATACGTGTACTTCTTAGGACTAATCACGAGTGCAAGACGAATACGCACACCATCATCTGTGTTCATCGCCTGTACGTCTGCATTATGCTCACTACGAGTTGCGAACATAATAGAAGACGGCTTCACCTTCAATCCGACATAACCCTTCTGATAAGGCATAGCTATCGAGATACACTCCGCATCGTAATCAGATGTATTGTTAATCTGATAGTCAATTTCGATTGTCTTGCCACTCTGTGCTGCCTCCTTTGCGAAAGGCTTGTAATCGATAGTCAGTCGTGAACCAGCGAGCAGTCGCAATGTGCGTGCGCCTTCATCGTCCGTCACCCAGCCGTCACGAGAGAATGCCACGTTCTGCCAATCAGCACCGATATGCTCGGAGTTGATGAGATTGCGGAGGACGTTGCGGTCGGTATCTGTGTTATTTCTGTTCTTAGCATTGAAATAGAACACTGCTCCTGCTGTTGCAGAGTATCCTTGTGAGTTGTCCACTGGGAAAGGAATTGCATCACGTAGTCGAACCTCGTCTGTTGGGTGAGTTCTGAATCCGATTAACGCTGTGAAATCAGAGTTATCAATCGTCTCGACCTCAAGCGAGAGTGTGTATTGCATCTTGGTTTGTGTCAGCGTGTTCTCTGATACATTCTCTTGCAGCACCTCGTTATCCTTCTTCATCAAGATTGAGAGTGGTGTCGTAACCGCCTTGCCGTCATAGACAGCGTATTCAAGAACCTTATTCTCATACCAGTTAAGCAGCTTCTCTGCCTTGTTATTCACGACTACCATCTTTACAGCCTCGTTGTTAGCCACCGCCATAAAGTCGTAGCCTACTGGCGTAGTCTGGACGGTGTTATCTTCATTCGATAGCCAAGCAGAGAGATGGAAGATACCAGTCTTATTCGTAAAAGGTACGGTGTAAGCGACAGGTGAAGATGTGTAAGTGGCAGTACCGAACTGACGCTCATACGTTTGCTCGTAGCCTTCACCTGTAATCTTCACATGAAGCGTCTTAGAGATATTACCACTAATATAACACGGCAAGACAATATCGCCTTGATATGCTTTCCACCAATTGAACTCAGAGATAGAAAGGAAGAGTGCAGATAGCGTGATACTGTACACTAAGGCAGGGGAGGTTTGCCCCGTCACCTCACCTGTAATCTTTACCATGATGTTATTTTGTCCGCTCTCAAGGAACTTGAAAACATCAACAGTTGTCACGGTATTAGACTGACAGCGACCACGAGCCTTACTTACGAACGTTCCATCGCCTGCCTTAGCGAAAATCTCATACGTCCCCCACTCACCAGAGTCTACATAATCAGCCTGCCCGACATCCTTAGTACGTGACACGAACATAAATCGAATAGCACACTCACCTGCTGACTTAGAGGCCGATAGCGTAGTAGAAGGCGACTGATTGACTGCTCTCAAGTAATAGAGAATAGTCTGCTGCTGTCCTCCACCTCCTTGCCCAATATTAAGTTCAGACAGCTTCATAGGGACCCATTCATCACCATTCCATACGAGTACACATGTCTCGGATGTGAGTTCGTCTGTCTCGCTATTTACATTTGAAAGCTGTCCAAGGGTAGGGCGATTCTTTGCAATCGTCTTCTTCACACGTTCCTCCTCAGAGTTCTGTGCGTCGATTAACTCGTTGACCTTTTCAGGCAACTTGTTAAACTCGTCAGCGGTCAGTCGTCCGCCTGTCTGTTTATGTTCTAAATAAAGTTTTTCTATCGCCATAATTATGATAGCTTAAAAGGAAAGGTATAAGTAAAACCGTTGTTGCCTTCTATCTCGACACCGTGCGCAAGGGATAGAGCGTGACAAATGATGTCTTGAAGGAGTTTGGGATGAGAGCTCGTAAAACTCTCACCCGTATTATCTTCAATGCCACGGATAGAAGCTTGTGCGAAACGGTTATCTTTCGTACGGCTCTCCGTTAGATGTAGCTTGATGTACTTCATGCGTGCTTTCTGTCAATCCCCCTCCTCAAGGGAAGAGGGGGTAGTGAGTGGATTTAACCCTCTATCGAAGGACCTGAAGGAGTCGCTGAGCCACCACCTTTCTTCTTCTTCTCGCTTGGACGTGCCTCGACACGCTCATACGATACGCCCTGCAGGGTGAAGTAACGTGTGCTGGGACGGAGCTTCACAACAGGACGGGTGATGTGCTTCTGTGCGTTGAAATCGGCAACCTTCTCGACAGCCTTCGCCTTGAACGATGGGGTCAGCGAACCGATGTCGCCAAAGTCAACCGACTCACCGCTCTCAACATGCTTCTTAGCCGTCTCGGCAGCCAGACGCAACACGGCTTCAACCTCGGCACCAGTGAATGTTGTCGCACGTGCCACCTCCTCGCAGAAGCTACGGTGTGAGATACGTCGACGGTCGGTAGGCGTTGCAATGAATACCTTCTTACCCTTCAATGGTCCGACCATCATTTTCTGTTCTTTCAGAATAAAACTCAAATTCTTTTCCATAATAACTTGAATTAAAAGATTATACATAACGCCCGAGGACTTTCCTCATGGCTTATTCTATTGATACGTTATTTTTTTCACTATGGTGTCACAACGCTGACACTATGGTCTCACGATTCTGACACCATAGTGTCACGACTGGCCTTAAATCCTCCGATATTTTTTCAGCAGCCATACAACGATATAGCCAATGATTGCAAGTAGAAAGGTCGACATAGCACCAATTGCCCATCCGCCAACATCCATCTTGATTTTCTGCCACCTGCTTAACTCTCGCTCAACAACCTTAGGAACCTCGATATGCTCCTTCATGGTAGCACGCAAACTGTCATTGCTCGCCTTGTACCTGTCAATCAATCTTAGAAGCGTCAGATTGTCCTGTGTCGCATGCCATCTATCACGATAACGAACTATCAATTTCTCCTTGATGTTGCCTTGCTCGTCCTTGACAATCACCACACTGTCATGGATAGCGACACTATCACGGATGTTAATCACCTGTCGAGTGATTAAACTATCCTTGATATGTACGCTGTCTTTCCTTGACATGTAGATAGTATCAGTGCGGATAGACTGCACAGGTACATATACTCTATGCGAGCAACTCGTAAAGCAGAGCGATGTAAGTGCAAGTAACCCTATGAGGATTAACATAGAATACACGTAGTATTTAATTTCTTTGTTGTCCATAACTAAACCTTTAATGTGAAACATTGTCTTCTTTGCTTTCCATCAGCACGCTTATATCCTACATGCACCCAACGAGAGGACTTAGACCTCTCGATGATGATTTGGTCGTAAGCGTACCCCATCAGAGAGAACTCTGTCGCAAAGAAGCGTTCAAACTCGTCCTGCTTCCCATTGACAGGCCGCAGGTCGGCGGCATAACCCATGACATGAGCTGAGTTCTTTACACCTCCGACAGCCTTATTCAACTCTGGCGAGCGATAACCGCTTGTGATGCGGATAGCAGGAGTACCGAGGTCGTGACGCTCGCAATACTCCGCCCACTCCGCACGAATACACTCTAATAGGGTAATCGTCTCTGTCAGGTGAACCTTCACAATAGAAGGAGGGTTATTGTTTATCTTGAGTTGTTCAGCGGTGCTGGATTGCACCAGCTCCGCAAGTGTAAAGTTTGCCATAACTAATCAAATTTGGGTTTATCATCATCCACATCAACGTGCGAACTCTTAAGATACTCACTAAGGAATGGAATCTTATCTATCGCTTTCAGTGTCAGAACGTAATATACAAAGCCGGCTACTTTCCACATCGTAGTATCCTCAATGAGCATCATTCTCCAATTTCGGACGATATTCGTTGAGTAAAACCAAATGGCCACCCCACACAATGCTTTCACAACTCCGAGCGTCTCATCCCCAGCATGAAGAAAATAACCTGTAACGAAGATTGAAGCCGTCATGACAAAGAATAACGCACAATGGTAAAAGAAGACCATAGACTTTTTTAACTCCCACTTCTCACCATGCTTAAGCCCTGCAACCAAACCGAAGATATAGTTGACACCGAACACAATCAACATAGCATACATAAAGTCCCGTATAGGAAAGAATAAGCTCAGCATCCCACTGATGATTGAACACATCACGTACTTAAATTGTTCTAAGTAGTTCATAATAAGCAAAGTATTACTCCAACAACTGCACCCACCAGACCAGCAGCTACGTCCTTCAAGTCGAACTGCTCATCTCGGAGGTAATAATCAACACACTCTTTACCTGTCATCAGCATCAACACACCCGTAATTGCAGGGAATGCCCACGCTTCAACGTTTGCAAACAGCCTACCAAGCACGAATGCTACGATAAGGCCTGCAATGAGGTGTAAGTACTTGTCGCTACCAATGGCAGCGAATTTCTCGAAAATCCTGTAAACACAATCTAATGCTTTTTTCATCTTCTTTTTATATTAGTTAAACTCTATCCTTATACTGGTCAAATGGATAATTCTGCAAGAGAGACTCTGTAACAATTATAGGCTTACCATCAGGGTCACAGAAGGATGCTCTACTGTTAGTGACAGAGAACCAAACATGCCCCATATTACTTAATCGTCCATTCTCTGCCTTGGAAATAGCTACACCAAACACACGTATCTTAGGTTTGTTCTGGTTTTCTTCATCAACGATAGATTCATTCCCTCTTTCTAAGTATTTACCTTGTTCGTTCTCTGCGGTATACCATCCATCAGGAATAGGGTATCCGACATCCTCAGAGTCGAACGTCTTACCATCATTATCTGCGTCGTCACCCAGCTTACCCGTAGCGTAGTGACGGGCAGCGTGGTAGTCATGCCATACCTTGCCTTTAACAGTCTTAGGGTAAACTGCTGATAAACCTTTGTCAGTCACATTGACAAGAGACCGCTTAGTCCAATAGGCAGCTTGATAAGCAGACACAAGTTCCTTCAAGCCTGTATAACCCAAGTCATATTTAGCATTACCCTCGTTATCGAAGAAAATCAGATGAGGATATCCGTCCTTATCCACAGTCATACTGATGCCCTTCTTGTTATCCTTCGTCAGCACATCGAATGTACCCTCATACATGTTAATATGTAGTCCATCGCTGCTGGGAGATGTACGGATACTTTTCGCCTCGATTAAGTCAGCATTAACCTTTCCATCCGAGGTCATTAAGGCTACCTTTCCTGAAGGGGTTTGGACTTTGAAATTCTCTGCTGTGACGGTGAAACTCTTCTTCTCTCCATCAAGTTCAAAGCCGACCTCGATAAGGCCATTCTTAAGGTTGGTAACGGTCGCTGTGATATTCTCAGCGGTCGTTTTCATCTCCGCCTTGAACTTATTGGATGTAAACTCTTGAGCAGCTTGCCAATCTTCGATGCTGAACTCTTCGCCTGCTGATTTGGGACGAACACAAACAAGCAAATCATTGTTATACTTATCTCCGAACGTAGCATTACTCCACTGGTCGCCCTTATCATACGGAGGAGCCGGCTGATCATGTACGAACATCCTACGCTTACCATCCGCTGTGTCCTGTGCGTGCTTAGCAGCTTCAAGCGACTTAAGAACATCAGCATCCGTAATCTCGTGCCAAGAGAAAGACCCATCAGGGTTTCGCTCGAAAGAATAAGCACGACCACCACCAGTCTCAACGTATGAGCGATTGTAATATATGTCATGCTCATGCAATTCCTTCGTAGCATCGTCCGCCCATTCGTTAGCAGGTTCAGTGGTGAGCGTTGGAACCACGTCACCAAACCAAATCACAAGCTGCTTATCTGATTGCTGCTGAACAGCATTGATACGTCCTTGCATCGTATCCAAGAAGTCTTGCAGGCGGATATACTTACCACGATTAGCAGGGTTCTCAACCCTTATCTCGAATTTCTGCTTATCAAAAAGGAAGATAGGGTCAGGAAGGGTAAAGCTATTAATACCTTTTATAATCTTAAAGTAAGGCGCACCCTCTCCTGCTGCTGACTGTATGATAGCACTCTGACGGTTTGTATCCGTTAGATGACCTAACTGCACAACCTCGTCACCCACCTGTGGAACATCGCTACCACTTGCGTAGTCTTCTGCCTTCGTGTTATCTGCAATGTCGACATAGTCAGTACCGACAGCAGTAACACGCCTATGCCAGTAGTGATTAGACAACTGTCCGCCAGCGTCTATCAAGTTGAAGGTCTCACACAGAGCGAGGTCATCCACTCGCATAGAGTTATAGATTCGACGTCCGTCAGCATCTTCTTGACGGAAGTAACATCTCCAAGCACTGGCTATTCTGTCAATCTTAGAGATGACAAAGCCACCGGCTGAGTTAACGACCTTACCCTTGATTTGAGAAGTCTTCATAATCTCAACCTCCTCTGCTGTGAGCTTACGATGCACGTGCAGATACTCAGCATCGAGATGCCAGTTCCCTTCTTCATCCTGGTAGATGGAGATGCCAGACTCGCCACGGACTGACTTACCAAACACGATACCCTTCATGAAAGTAGTCAGTGAGTTAACGATGGTGTCCTGGTCTGTTCGCACAATTTTCTCCCAGTCGACACTCTTAGGGTCAAGCGAGCGAGCAGACTTTGCTTCATCTGCAAGACCAGCTTGTATCTTCTGTGCATCCAAGGTGAGGTAACTCCCTATGCGGTCGAGCGCACGCAGTACTGACATATTGTCATGATGATGACCAAACGCTCCATCACCCTTGTAAGCGTTAGTCACCTCACGAGAGAACCATTCGAGGATAGCTTCAGCTGTTGTGATGTTCCACTTGTCAGAGTAAGGACTCTGGACTGGGAATAAAGCCCCACTGCTCAGCGGTAGTCGCTCAAGCTCAACTAAGCGTGGGGCTATAGTAAAAGACCCAACATCAGGAATCTTGATATCCAACATTGCAGGCGCAGCGTCCTCTGACCTGGTAATATTCAGGTAGGGACGTGCATCTGCATATCGATAGGTAAATGTATAAGATGAAGGGAGGTCTTTTGTCTGCCAACTGACGTCGCTCTCTGTCACTACAATGCGACGTACGTAGTTGCCTGTGTAGAGGAACTTACCCAAGGAAGGGAAGAAATCGAGCAACCATTTACGCTCCTCCTTAGAGAGGAAGCCTGTATTCTTCTTGTATTCTCTGACTGTGTCAACACGATACTCTTCTGAGTCGTTCTCAATCTCAGCTACATTGTGCGTGTGTTTCGCTGTGTTCTCTGCATCACCATACGCACGGAAGGTGTCGATACCACCGAGTGAGTTCTCGAAGAGTACCCACTGCTCTTCTTCGCTTCGGATGTCCGAAGCGTAGTATCGCTGAATGTAGGTAAGACGAGTGCCAGCAGCATCTTCTATCCATACATCATAGTAGCTCGGCATCTTTCCTAACTTACCAGCGATGACACCATATTGCATTGGCATCGTCCACACCTTACCGTGAGAGAGGTTGCCAAGTTCGATGTCTGTCTGAACATAACTACCGTTCTCTTCTACGTAAGCACGACACTTAGCTACGCAATCCTCGACAGCGAAGTAGCTAAGAAACTCTGGCGTGTAATACGTCACTGGTTTGACGGTAGGCTGCCACGTCAAGAAGTTACGCTTCAACCAACTCGAAGCGGTGTCAGCGAAGTTGTCGATACCAGCACGCAGTACCGTGAATTGCCAAGACTCTTGCGCAGCTGTCTTATCTTCGATGAGATTAACTAAGAACTCACGAGCAATGTTCGGTTGACGATAAATTGTAGTCGACTCCTGGATCTGAAAGGAAAGCAGCGGAGTGATGATGTTCTCCAAGTCAATCTCTATGCGCTTCGCTTTATTCGGAGTATAGATATGCTGTACGATGATTTCGTTCGTGTCTGCGTACTTGAGAACGAACGTTACCTCTTGCGAGCTTGATATAATGAAGTGATTCATCGAGCCTGTCAGACTTAGAGAATCAGGTTTAAGAAGAATATCCATGTGCGAAATTATTTACCACAAAATTACGATATAAAGGAGGATTGATAAAGGACAACAGGAAGAGACAACAAAAGCATAGCTTTCGAGCATCCAAAGCTATGCTTTCTACAGAGGTACGCACTCCAACCACACCTCTGTACGAGTATATTCATAACGTCCATGGCGGAACCAGCCGCCTTTCTTCGTAATCCTCTCCGTGTAAGACCGCTGTTTCCCATATTGCTTCCCAACGTAATCCGCAGAAGGGAGAGGAGGGTAGATCGTGACGAAGGTCTTGTTGCGCTCGTCATTCGCTGCGCTGTATTCGTCCCAGCTAACAGAGGTCTGTGTTTCCTTGCCCACCCACTTATACTTAACATCCATCGCTTTGAGTTGCTCATTGATAGTAGGAGCTGAGATTGCAGGCTGCATCAGAGAGACAGTATAGAGTTCTGACTCGACAGGCTCGTTCTTTCCTCCGAGTGTGAATTTAAGTTTATTGAACAAAAAAGGAACTCCACGAATGACCACCTTCTCATAAGAAGGGAGGTTTTGCTTCTGCGACTGAGAGAGCAGCAGCTTCACCTTCATGTCGTGAAGCGAATTGCGCAGCAGCAGGTCGTATTCACGATAGAACTTTTCGAAGACGCCTTGTGGCCCATTATAATGCAAGGCATAATCGAAGATACGAGGATGAGAAGGTGCATTCACATCGTAAGCTGATATGGTACCTTCTGGTCGACCGTCAGAGAGGTAGGTAAAAGCGAGGATAGCCTTCTGTTTCTCTGCCTTCTCCGAGGTGTGCTCCTTGGGTTCTGTTGCGACCACCATCTTAGAGTTGAGACTCTGATATTCTCCTACGTAGAGGAACTTGCCCATGTCGTAGTTGAAGTCTTCCTCCTCAACTGTATCCTTATAGCTAAGGGTTCTGAACTCTGGAATGAGTTCTGGGACTTTAATCTCCTTTGCTTCAAGTGTCTCACCCGTGTTATAGTTCTGCGATGCTTCAGCCACTTTCACCGTCACTTGGAAATCGCCAGACCATCCTGTCTTATAAATAGCCCCATCGACAGGGTCGAAGTAGGCGTTAGGGTTCGCCTTGACCAAGCTGTCTAAGTCGTCGTAGGAGTCTGAGATTTCTGAATCGACCTTATCTGAAGCAGCGAGAGTGACACGTTTGTAGTCGTTCTCCGACTTATAAGAGAGCGTGGGTTCTTGTGTCACGCAATGCGTAAGGTCTACCTTAGGAGTGTCGTTAAGTGTGTCACGCAGGAAGATAATATCCGCTGTTCGCTTCCCTTCATCAGAGGTGAACTCACAGCAGAATTTCTTACGAAAAACAGAGATGAAATCAGCACAAGTAATGTCAGGAACAAGGTCAGCAACCTTTATCTTTCCATTCACCAGTACGTCCATCACCTTGTTTATGACTACCATCTTATTGAAGGGTTCTGTCTGCGTGAAGAAGTTCTCTTGTAGTTCATATCCGAAGTAAGCGAAGACACGCTTGAGCAGGTAATTAGCACGGATGAAAGGCGACATGTAGTAGCCTGGTGCGAGCGTGATAGGTATCTCGTTGACATACTCTATGCGCTGCACCGCATTGTAGAAGTCGCAGTCATCTCCGCTTAAGTCAGGATGAAAACCAATTACTGAAGGTAGTTCAGGCATCCACTCGTAAGGCCTGGTGTATTTCAATACTTTATCCTTTCCAAAGGCATTCATGAACTTGAAGTTCGCACCATTCTTTCTCCCTGAGTCGTCAGTGAAGAGGATTGGGAAGATACCGTAATGCTCGTTAGAGTTGTTGCGTAGATTGCGACAGAAGTTAATTCCTTCCTCTACAGTGTTTACACCAGGAATGAACTCACCTTTGAAGATGTCCTTGAGCTTCACCTTCTGTATTCTCGAATAGAAAGACCCATCATTAATGTAGAAGGAGGTAGAGATACTACCCTTGTATTGAGCAGACAGTACCACTTGACGACATTGAGCGAAGTATTCACCATCTTGTATCGCTACATCGGTAGCGGTCATCTTTACCCTACGTCCGAAGGAGTCGGGGAAACCAAGTATTCTGCGATTGCGTTCGGATGCTGGGAGCTCGAGCGGTGTGGTCTGCTCTCCATACTCATTGAAGAAAGGGTTAGTACGCTCTACTTGTATCTGTGTATCGGGCTTGAGGTTGTAGGCCTCGCCCTTCTCTAAGTTCGTTATCTTCATATATATATAAGGTGTTAGTTCTATTTGCTTCCAAAACGACGAGCCTTGTCTTGCAGCTGCTGTTTCTGCTCTATCTCATTAAGAGAAACAGACGCAGGGATACCATCGACAGACAATCGGTCAAGAACATCAGTTAATCGTTCTATGAGTGTATCCTTGTAGGAGTCTTTCGCTACACCTCGCACGTCATTAACTGTTGGTGCGACGTATCCACCAGAGGCACGGCCTTGCGCCTGCTGAATGAGAAACTTATTCATATCGAGTGTGCGAATAGTTCCTGCACGCTGCGCACGGTCGATGATGTCAATGAATGGAGCTATTGTAGGGTTCTCTACAGCAGCGTTCGAAGCGACCCACTCCTTGCTATGTCCGTATCCGCCTTCTCCGACGATAACGGTAGGTTTATCGATGAATCCACGTTTGTCAGGGTCGTAATCGGCATGGAACATCTTTCCATCCTGTTTGCGCTCTACGTCGATACTACCTCCTGACTCAAGTCCCGTTGCGACACGTGCACCTGAAGCAGAGGCAGAACCACCTGCTCCGCTTAGCGTCATTCGCTTCACCTTATTGCGCTCTGCAAGAGCAGCTGCAAGCTGTGCTGCACCCGTGATACCCATCAAGGCTGCAGCAGGAATACCAGCAGGGAAACCCAATTCAGAGAAAGTCTTAGCGATTGCAGAAGCAGTTGAAGCGATGATTTGTGCTGCTTGAATAGCGAAGTTAACATCTGCATATTTCTTCTGTATCTTCAGCTTCTCATTAGCCTTCTTCTTCTCAAGCTCCGTAGTGTCTTTACCAGCGTTCTTTGCAGCTTCAATTTCAGCATCATACTTGGCATCGACGTTCGCAATCTCTGCCTGTTGAAGTGATTGCATAGCGTCAACGAAAAGCCCCTTGTAGTTTTCAAAGTCCTCCTTCCACTTTTCACGTCTTAAGCGTGAGACAGCTTCCTCGTATTCTTGTTGACTAATGAATCCAGCCTGCAACAGACTTTTCAGATGCTCGAGTTCTTCTTGATAGAGGTCTTTGCGTTTCGCAAGGCCATACTGTTGGAGTATTTGATTTCTATAGTCTTCAGCCTCTTTCACAAGATTGCTTTTTGCTTTTTCATACTCTTCTGCCGTGAGAAGTCCTTTTGCGTAGTCCTCGTCAAGTTTCTTCCTTTTTGCTTTTTGCTGTTCATCGAACGTTTCAAGGCCGTACTCCTGTTTAGCACGAGCACGCTCCTCCTCCTTTTTCTTCTCATATTCTGCTACGATTGCAGCCTTAGCAGCTTCGTATGCCTCTGTAACCTCTTTCTCACGTTCTCCATTATCTTTCGCACGCTGTAAGGAAGCCTTATAATATCCATCCAAGATCACTAATTTCGCATCACATTCTTGCTGAAGGGTCTGCGGTTTAGCAGGAGCTGACTGACGTATTTGATCCAGAGAGTCGTAGTACTCTTTCTCTGCCTCGATATAAGCAGTGTTCGCAGCTTGCTGCTGGTCAGCGACTGCCTTAGCTTGCCCTTCGTGTAAGGCCTTCTTCTTCGCAGCGTCCTTGAAGACCATATTCTCAGAGCGTTGCAAGTAAGTCTTCTCGATGTCGAGTAGTTTGTTCTGATGCTGAATATTGAGGGCTGCCATGTATGCACTATACTGCTCTTGTGTAAGGGTCTTCTTCGCAAGTGCATCCTTCAATGCATTCAGACTCTTATCGTAGCTTCGCTTCTCTGCGTCGAGGTCTTGCGCACGGTCATGAGCAAACAACTTGCTTGCTACGTCATCAGGGTCAGTAGTCTTTGTCTTTTTCGTTTTCGTTTTCGTCTTCTTCACTTTGGGGTCTCTCACTCCATTCTCGATGGTGTTGTGGCCACCGCTTAATCCGCCTTGAGAAGAAGAGTGACCCTTAGTGTCTGGGGAAACATCGACCGAGAGATGGGCAACCTTCTTATTGCTACCTGTATTCTTGATAGCATCGATGAAGTTGTCACGAACATTCATGGCCATTTTCTTAGCGTCCTGTCCTATTTCTGTCCACGTATCCTTATAAGCGTCCCATAGTCCCTTGATACCTGTCGTAATCTTATCAACATCGAATGAGAAGGCTCCTTCAATTACCTTCGACCATGCCTTTGCCATTCGACCCATTCCTTTAAAGCCATCAATGACGAGGTTGACACCGAACTTGAACACCTCCCATGCACTCTTGAAGTTGTTCTTTATGTTCTCGATACCAGCACGGAATACCTTAGACTCGTTGTATAGGTCGATGAAGTAGTTAATGATTTTGACAGTATAGTCGATAATCTTCGATAGAGCCTTTACTCCGAAGATCTTAGCCTTCATCGTAATCTCATCGAAGCCATTCTCTCCAAGTCCGAAGAACTTAGACATCTTCTCGTTAAGTTCTGCTTGCGCTTCAACCTGCTCACGCTGTAACTCTCCATACTCTCCTGTGACACCCTTCAGTTCCTCCATATTAGTAGACATATCAGCTAAGGTCTTCACGAGCTTCATACCCTCGTTGCTCGCAGTTTTACCAAATACAGCCTTCATGACTTGACCGACTTGCATAGAGTTTTCAGGCAGCTCCTTAATCTTACCTGAAATCATCTTAATAGCCTCTAAGATAGAGGTCTTTCCTGATATAAGGTCTGCTTCAAGTTGCTTGCTCGAGATACCAATAGAGTTCAGCGCACTCTGTGTTGCAGATGACATCGTGCGAATACGGTTCGTGGCAGTCTGTATCAAACCCATACCTGCTTCATTGAAGATACCTGAGCGTGTCTGTGTTATACTTGCAACGAGGTCCTTAACGGATGCACCAGCATCACTGAACGCAGGTCCGTACTGTTGAATCTGACTAAGGAATGTACCGTTAAGATCGGCTCCTGCTTGTAATCCATCCTTAATGACATTGATAGCCTCTGCTGTAGAGATACCGTATTGATTGGTAAGCGACTCCACAGTACCGAGCACCTCCTTATAGTCTTTACCGAACTGTTCAGCGAGAGCAGATATCTGACTCTGTGTGTGAACGAGTTCGTCACCTTGAATATTGAAGAACTCACGGGTCAGTCGTTGAGCTTCTTCAACCTCCATATTGTAATTGTAGAACCACTTAGCCCCTTCTATAGCTGCTGAGATGGAAGCGACAGCAGCTGTAGCAACACCCACGAGTTTCGTCCAACCACCAGAGATAGAGGAGAACATGCCCTCGAACTTACCCATGATGCCTGTTGATTCTTTACCCATTGACTCGCCCAACCCTGAGGCATCATGCTTCAGCTCTGAGATACGTCCATTGACCGTACGAAGTTCTGATGCTAATCGCTCGTACTCCTGTGGATTAGTTGCCTTCGATGTGTCATTGAGAGCTTTCTGAAGTTCCTTGGCATGCTTCTTGAGCTGTGACATCGTCATAGCGTTGACATCCATTGCAGAGCGAAGCTCACTCAGCTTCTTATTATTATCAGCTATCAGTTTACTATAGCTTCTCACCTCTTTTTGTAAGTTTTTGTACTCCGCAGTCTCCTTCTTACCCGCTGCTTCGAGGTCGAGCATTCGATTCTGTCGAGCCTTCATTTCCTTACTTAGGTCGCGTGTTGCACGCTCAAGTTCAAGCAGTTCTTGCTGTGCCTTGTCTGTTTTAGCATCAATGACCAATGTGATGTGGTCTTCTTTAATTTTGCTCATATCTATTGATTATCTGTGAGTAATCTGTGCTGTGAAAGTGCTTCTTCCATTTTCTTTCTCCAAGCCTCACGAACCTCATCCGTAAAGCCTGCTTGGATGTCGGGGAAGGTTTCGTTATAGAGAACTCCCCAGACAACTCTGTTATAGATAGCATACTTAGCACGCTGCTTCTTGGCTCGCTTAGAGCTCATACCAGCGTAGTTCAAGCGATATTGCATATCGAGGAAGCGAATGTAAGAGAGTACATTGAGATATACGGAGAACTCTCCATTCGATTCTTTCGGAGTGAACGCACGACGGGACAGGAAATTCCGAAGCGTTCCAGTACGCTCCTTGAAGTAGCGATTAGCTACCTCCTCCTGTGTCTGATAGATGATGCCTATGTCACGACGGAGGATATCAGAGATAAACTCATCCTTAACGAATTGATCTGTTACCATGTTACAAAGATAGCACGAGCAATGGGAAGGGAAAAGGACAAAAAAGCGAGAGCAGCACGTCTCACGACGTACTGCCCTCTAAAAAACAAATTACCTAAAACATATTATATTTCACGAAACATCCACTTGAACTCTAAGCCTTGCGCACCAGGTCGATTGCAAAACTGAAATCCTGCGTCACGAAGCGCAGAGAAAACTTGCTCTACGCTTATCTTAGCGGAGGGGTCTATATTGCGAATCGCATCGACAACCTCCGTGGTGGAGAAGAAATGAGTTGTCTCTGCTGGTGTCGACGCTGGCCGATATGTCGCTGATAAAGCAGCTATGTATATACTGATGTCAGTTACAGGCTGCTCTTCTTGTTCTGTTTCTTTTTTTTGTTTCATTGTCGTTAAGATTTGTCAGAGTCCCCGTGAGGGTCTACTGAGGTGAGAAATGCGTTAAGGTCTCTACGCAATGAGCGTAAGGTGTCGAGGAAGGTTAGGGCTGTCTCTGGCTTAATCGTGCCTGCGTCTCGCCACTGGTCGATGAGGAAATCCTCTATCGCTTCTAACCTTTCAATTCTCTCTGAGAGATACCCTGGGTCGAGCATTGTCCGCAGAACCTCTGCGGTCTGCTCATCAAGATTAACAATAGAAGCCTTCATATCTCTTATCATTTTAAATCCTTAATCTCTGATAACGTGCGGTCAAAACTCTCAAGAGTGTTGACACGCTCTTCCCATCTGATCATAGCAGTCTGCTGTCGAGCGGATGCTCCTCCAGACTCATGTATACCTCGATAGTAATTGAGATGAAATATCGCCTTACGGAGTTGACGCTCAATATGATTTCTAAAGGACCTTATCAGTCCTGGAGTAGCACGGAAATCATCTAATGTTATGAATAGGCCTTTTTCAGCTTTGTAATCATACACAGTAGGGTCAGTTATAATCTTCATTTCACGCCTCCTTCCTGAACACTACTTTTAATATGATCAGCCAAAGAGTAATATTCGTCTCCATCGTCTGGTACTGATTGAATAGACTCTTGAGAAGAGTCGAAACCAAACATACCACGTATTGGTGTGAAATAGATGCGCAATATACACTTCCTCATTATGTTGTTTCTATTAACAGAGATAACTCCGAGAGGACCTTCGCTAACCTTGAAAAGGTATCTTTCTTCAGCCTTTGGTATAGCACAGAATTTTTCCTCCAATTCTTCAACAACCTTGTTGAATGATTTTTTGTCCGCTACAAGAACTCCTTGGTATTTCTTCAAACAGTCAGCAAGCGGTGTAAGCTCTTTTGGAATTGAATAATCTATAATACAATAATCAAAGAATATCATGCCTTGCCTCCTTTCTTTTCTTGTTTATTTAAAGAGCGTTGGTTACCAAAATTAAGACAGTAGATAGCATACATATCTATACTACCATTAAAGTTTACTTTTACACACGCATCGCCACTTATATACCCTACAGATACGACTTCGTTTAAACCATCCAGTGTTCCTGTTTTGCAAAGACCTGGAATTATATTTCCTGCAACATTTCTTTGCACTAATTCTACCTTTTGCCCTTCTTTCATATTTATGACAATATCTTTTGCTTCTTTGCTAAAATAAAACGTTGCTGATCTTGCATGATGCTCATACCGCAATAAATAGGTTTGTAAACTGGTAGCAATTTCTCTGCCCTTTTCTTCCACTTCTTTCTTTGAAAATACAACTTCAAATTCTACGGTCATTTTCATCATATCGGGAAAAGCCATTTGTATTTCCATTTCTGCTGGGGTTAAGTCTTTCATTTTTTGCCTCCTTTCTTTTCTGCTTTGTTCATGCGATTAACTAAGTAGCCGGCGCAGATAGTTGCGATGACTGATGTGATAGGCTGCTGCTCGATAGCTATCGCTGCTAAGCCAACGCACAAAGTTACGAGGTTTACCCTAATTACCAAACGACGGGTAACTGAGAACTCGCAGATACGGCTGTAGAACTCGCTTTTTGAGTCGAGCCATTGATTAAGAGACTTGATTTTGCGCTGTATCGTAGCACGTACGTCGATAGGCTGCTGCCTTACAGAACTCTCGAATTCGATTACTTTTTGCATATTGCATCATTGTTAAACCATCCACGGAACTGCCGTGGCAGAGATACAGAAAAACGGCTGCACATCCCGCTGGTTTAACAATGATGCATCTCTCCGAAGAGCTATACGAATTGTACGAGATGGCAACCGCCAATATTTTATTTGAGGGCATGAAAAAAGCCCAAGCAAAATGCCGAGCAATAACCGATGCTCTTACGAGATGGACTACCATCATTGTTAAACCACTGCAAAGATACGTATAACATTTGGTACTTGCAAGGGAAAACGCAAATAATTTTTGCGTCACGCAAAATTATTCTATTATAATGGGTTTCTCATCGGGTAAATCGTCATGGGGTATCTGATATTCGTCAAACACCCTCAACAGCTGGTCCTCGTTATACACTTGGATATCATAGCCTTGCCCTTTAAGGTCTTTAATTAAGTCTTTCTTCTTCGGACCAGCAGCAAAACCCATAATGACGATGTTCGTCTTCTTACTGATGGAAGTGTTCATGTCAGCTCCATACTGCTTCAGGAGTTTTCCCAGTTCATCACGCTTCGGAAAGGTAAGAAACTGTCCTGTGATGACAATCTTCTGACCAAAGAATGGTGTGTTTGGATTCTCCACTTCTTCTGCGCTGAGAGGCTTCAATGTGTCAGAGTTAAGATGATTGTTAGCTCTAACCTCGAGAGAGGGTCTTCTAACCTTTCTCATAGACATATTGATTTCTGCCTTCATTCTCTCACGGATACAGAAATTGATAAATGTGTTGATGTTTTCTTTCTGAGAGAGATAACCTATAAGATCGTTCTCTACAATTAGTTGATGTTCCATAATACAATAGTTTTTTAGTTTCTTATTCGAAACAAGGGTACAAAAAGATATAGAATTGTAACAAAAAGCAAATAAAAAGGATTCGACGTCTCAAACGTCAGAAGAATTCATGAGGAGTGAGTTTGATTAATTGGTATATACAACTGGACAGACGGACAATCCAATCCAGAAATTATATAATCAACATACGCTACATAAGAATTAGTTTCGTCCATGTAAGCTAATATCTCTGAACATAGGCGTCTTGGAACGTATCCTAAGTGAACATGATCGTCAGAGTACACCCTGATTGCATTAGGGTCGTGTGGGTTTGTTGGGTCTTTCTCAAGAAAAACCGACTCATTAGACATAAGTTCTCTTGCTCTTTTCTGTGCTTCATCAGACCTATAATATAGGCCTGCTAATCTAAATGAGAAAACATCTCGTTCAGGAGGAGTTGGTTCTGAAGAAACATCTTCTTCTTCTTCTTCTGCCACTGAGTTAAGTTCCTCCACCTCTTTGCGTTTCTTTAGTTGCCTCCTTCTGATAGAGAGTGCAACGAAAATAGCGAAGGAAATCGTTATAGCATTCAATAGCAGTGTGAGTCCTTCAGAGACATGAATGCCTATAAATTTCAATAGAAAAGCACAAATAATGTTGGTTAATAACCACGTTCCAAACCCAGTAAGAAAAGTCTTCATATAATTAATAGTTCTCAGTTAATATTTTTTTGCAAATATACAAAAAACGAATAGAAACGCAATGAAAAGTAAAAGAAAAAGCCTCCGATGTATCACACACCAGAGGCTTCGAGTTCTTTTTTTAGTAAACTAATGTGACATGATGCACATTAATATCTTGCTAAAGAAATATCAGAAAGTTGTTTACCAATGCTTCTGATACCTTCTTGTATTTGTTCTACACGTTTTTGACTGGGTTGCTTCTGTCCTGCTATATATTGACGCATTAGTGAAGCATTAATACCGATTTGCTTCGCAACGAGTGTTGCATTCATTGGGAACTTATCGAAGAATGCCCATAGATCATACTTGAAAGTCATCTCAAGCTCTGGTATGTCATAGCCTTCTTCGATACTTTCTTGTCTTGCTACAAGGAGATCTTCTACAGCAGAATCAACAGTTGCTCCATATCCGCATAATCCAACCTGTCCAAGGTCTTCTTCTACGAAGCATGAGCAGTTTTTCTCTCCTGCTTGTTTCTCCACACACACTGTTACTTTCATATACTTGCTTTATGATTATATTCTTTTTAAAAGA